GCGGGGTAATGTATAATAGTAATAACTACGCAATTAATGTTAATGTTAAGTCCGAAGCTAATCCAGATCAGATTGCACGAACAGTCATGAACAACATTAAGCGTATTGATTCACAAAGGATTAGGAGCAACAGGATCTAATGGTAGAGCTAGCATATATGGTTGGTCGTAAAGCCTATGCCCGTCCTCAGGGTATATTGCTAGCCAACAATCCAGGATATGTTTCTGGGGGTAAAAGAATTCCAGACGGAGAAGAGTTTCAGGATTTTATCATCCTTTCTGATGACAATCGAGGTCCAATTACTTTTGAGACAAATAGGCTAGAGCGTAAAGAAAGAACCATTAATGGTCGTATGCGTTCGTATCACATTGCAGATAAATTAAATATTTCTGTTGGCTGGGACATGCTTCCTTCTAGAGCCTTTTCTGTTAATCCAAATTTTCAAACTTTTGCACAGCCTAATCCAGGTACAGTAGATAATCTAGTAGAAGAGACCACGGTTAATGGTACAACTCGACCAGTTTCTTCATCGGGCTCACCCTATTATAAAGATCAGCAATACACCTCAGACGGAGGAGCTGGCGGTGTTGAAATTCTAGACTGGTATGAAAACAACACAGGATCTTTCTGGGCCTATTTGTCATATGACAAATATACCAATCTTAATGGTGACAGAAATCGCCTGTCAGAATATTCAGAAGTTGTAGAAGTTTTCTTTTCTAGCTTTGACTATTCCGTTGAAAAGCGTGGCGGTACTAATTTTGATTTCTGGACAATTAATTTTAGTTTGGAAGAGGTTTAATGTTTGTTAATCAAGAGCTACAGGACCATTTAGAAACTTCTTCTAGAGTTAAGAGTCGCTCAGCAATTATCGCAGAGTGGAACCTTAACATGTCTGACAATATTTTTTATGCTGGCAATTACAGATATCGCCCAAACGACTCTGACTTTCCTCAGTACAATAGCATCGCACAGTCATTTAATGTTGCAGATCAAGCCAACAGATTCTATACTGATGCAACCGACGCAGACATTGTAATCGATGGCGGATTAGGAGATGACGAAACCCCTACAGCTTTTGTTTCTAAAAAGCAAAAAGAAGAGATGCTTTTTTCTTTAGAAGATTGCTTTGGTAGATTTAGACCACGTTCAGGAATTAATAAATTAAGATGGTTTGAAAATAGATACAGTCATTTTTCTAATATTAGCATGGCACAGAGGCCACGATACTACATGGCTCACAAGCTAGACAACTTTAAATACTGGACATCCTATAGAACCGAAGACGGTATTGAGCGAGGAATTGCCAACATTAATCTTAACGGACAAAACTTTATTGATGACGCAGCACCATTTGTAGTTTACAAAGATCCTGTTCCAGCTAACAGGGTTGTTATTAAAATGCAGACTCACGTAGGCGATGTAGACCTCGGTCCATTTGTCAACGAGGACGCCCTTGAAGACGATCCCTTTTTTGGTGTAACAAATCAAGCAACTCCAGTTAGATGGAAAATCCAGAAAATGGACATTGCCAGAAACTGGGTAGACCTTGTGGCATTTGACCAAAACTCCGAAAGAGAAGATGGCTCACCAATCATTGGGCCAGACGGTTATGTTGAAATAGCCTACGGGTTAATTATTCCCCCAGCCTACAGAGAAGGCTTTAAGATGGTAGCAGAATATCCTTCGACAGACCTTATTCCAGATCCAACAAATCTTCCAAACGGTACTGCATACTTTATTAAACAAAATTCAAATGATGTCGGAACAGTTTATGTTGTTCGTAATAGTTTTCAAAACAATGTTGGAACGTTAGTTTCTTTTCCAGTAGAATACGGCTGGACCACCCTTCAGGAGATTGCCGAAGATACTGGATTTGTAAAAAACCTTACAAACCCTCCCTCATATATTAATTCTACTAATGGTGTGAGGGAGTACCGAGAACTAGAATACCTGTATGGCCTGAGAATTGTGGTGGAAACCATGAACACGTTTGACTCTACCTTTGACCTGATTGAGCTTTCCCCAAGACTATCTGCAGACATTTCTGACCTAGCAAGAAGCTACAACATAACAAAGACGGCCTCTGATCTAGGAAACGCTGGATTGCCAGTTGGACAGCTTTTGGCAGGGGTAGGCTCTCTAGATATTTTTGATGCAGAGCAGGCATTCATTCAAATTAAGTTCTATGAAGTAATTGAAGAGGTACAAAACAGTACGTACTACGTACCCATTAAAACAATGTACTCAGAAGGCTTCCCAGCAATTCAATCAGATCAAAAAAGTGTTTCGTTACAGCTTAGAGACCTGTATTTTTATTTTGAATCAATTACAGCACCACAAATTTTAATTGAAGAGGCCTCGCTAAGCTATGCTGTTTCGCTGTTACTAGACTCTGTTGGTTTTAGCAATTACACCTTTAGAAGACTTAGTAGCGACGACGAAGAAATTATTCCTTACTTTCATGTGCCGCCAGACATATCGGTAGCACAAGCACTAAATAATCTGGCAATTTCTACACAGTCAGCCATGTTCTTTGACGAGTTTAACAACTTTGTCGTAATGAGTAGAAACTACTTTTTGCCAGAGCAAGAAGATCGTAACACAGATGTAACACTTAGAGGCAATGTAGATTTTCAAAAAGATGGGGCATTGAAAAATAAAGCTACCTCTACTAAGTTAGCTAACATTATTGATGTTGCCTTTAGAACCAATCAGGTATTTAACGACGGTACTATTAAATACCAGACCAAGTCTATTCAAAGATCTTATAGCTCTATTCGCCAAGCCTCCCTAATTGATAGAAACAAAACATGGATTTATAAGCCAGCCTTGCTATGGGAAGTCAGCGGTAGCGAAAGCACTAAGTCTGTAAACGAAGAGTCTTCTACCCAGTCTTCATATGTTCTTTCTGCTATCCCTCTTAATTCAGACCTATCTACGAACGTGCCAGAGGTTCGCAATCACAGACTAGTAAACAACACGATTGACTTTGGTGATGGTATTTACTGGATTGCTCGTTACGAAGGATACTTTTTTGCCAACGGCGAGATGATTAAATATGATGCTGTACAATACAACATTCCAGGACTAAGTGCCATCGATAGAGAAGACCCGAATGTTATAGACGACAATGTGTGGATTTCAAGCGTAGAAGAATATCAAAAGTATTTTGCCAAGATTCCTTTTAATGGGAAGATGTATCCTACTGGACTTGCGAGAATCTATGCTGAGCCAAACTATGAGGTAGTCGGAACACAAACAAGGATGGTAAACGGTGCGGTTGCTAAGCACGGTAGAGGGCAGTTTGGTACCGAGATAGTAAATCATCCAGCAGGAATTTCTAGTTATTGGACAAACAGGTCAAACATAAAAGGTTGCGTTATGGACGCAAAATACATCTTTGACGAAGATATCAGAAGGCTTGTCTACACAAATAGCACTTTAATATCTAATGATACAAATGCAGTTATTGCAGTGGCAGATGGCACAACAGCAAGGGTGGGGGACTACGTAGAAAAATTCTTTAGTGATACATTCTCTTTATCTGGAGAAGAATCAGATGAAGAAGACGTTAGGAATTTAATCCCTGCAGATACTAGAATTACAGCCGTTGACACAGATAACAATAGGATAACTCTTAGCAATACAATTAGATCAGTTTCTGACGAAGACTTCTTTACAATAGTTGAGCTTAATGACTGTGACCTAGTTTCTAATGGAGCTAACGCAGTTATCGCAGTTTCTGACACAACTGGGCTAGAGGCGGGGCTATATATTAAAAACGCTTTTGAAGGTCCAGACGAAAACATTGTTTCACCAAACACAAAAATTGTTTCTGTTGATTCTGGCAACAATAGAATTACCATTAGCAGTACGATACAAAGTCCAGACACAGAGCTAAGCATTAATTTGTCAGCGGGTAGAATTAAGTTTAATTCCTTAATCTTAATTGAAAGGGCCCCTGACTTTGAGCTAGGAAAGTCAGGTATTGATACAACGATTGTTCAAAATACATCCGTCACAGGTGTAATTAAAAACATCTTAACAAACACTTATACAGAGGAAACTTCTAAAGAGGGATACTATCCAGGTAGCCTTCAAGCTTCTGCTCTTGTAATGAAGGGTAATACCGTCAACACTAGCGAAGATCCCAAAAACTTTATTTCTTATGTTTATAAGCCTTTAGAAAATAGATTTAGACACTTTGGCACAAGGGCCAGGATCATTGGACGCATTGAAAACAATGAAACAAGAGGACAGACACCAGACGGCAGTACTGTGTACTACACTGCCGAACAAACAGAAACTGGCCAGTCCCCGTCAATTTCTGGTGGCTCTGGGGGTATTGCTGTAATGCTTAACCCCGAAACAAATGCAGGATACTACTTTGAAATTGCAGCACTAACAGAAAACAATCTAAATGCTTACACCGTAGACGGAGAAATTTATAACGTATACTTTTATAAAATTGGTCGTAATGTAAATGCTACTGACGACTCAGATAACGCTGTTCCAACCAGGCTGTATGGTGGAATTGCGGAAATCAATGTCGACGATGGCAGCTTTGTGGGGCAGTCAAGGATGTCTGGAGAAGAAACAACACCGATGACGACAGCCCATTACCTGTTTACAATAACATGGCTTTGTTTGTAAGAGGAAATGCCAAGATTATGTTCGAAAACATATATGCCCTAACAAATAATTACGCCCAAAATACCGTTTTTGAAATTGGATCACTCGAGTCAAATAACATTTTTGGTGTAAATAGCATTAATGCACAAGACTCTTTTAGAAAGTATGCAATGAGTGGTATCTTGCAGTCGACCTATTTGAGCGGTATTAGCTCAGCAGAGCCTCCAAAGTATAATATTTATTACGAGGAATTTGGCACAATTATGAGAGAAGCGTCATATTTTGATGTTAGATACGACAAGGCCTTCCCTGCACTTTATGCAAGAATTTCTCCTACTCCTAGCAGAGTTAAGGGGTACACCGTTTCTGGCTTTATTGCCAGTGCTTATGGTGCAGAGTTTTTAGTTTTTAATCACACAGATACAGCTCTCAGTCTCGACTCCTCAAGCGGCAACTATCTAAGAATCCAGGGGGTAACCTTTACCCAACAATCTGATCACGAACTAAGTGTAGATCAATACTTTCAGAAAAAATCAAACTTTGCAGATCCCAAATTCCTGTCCGATACCTTCGTGGAATCTCCTGTAGACGCTAAGCGAGACTATACTGATATTAAGCTGACTAGAATTAGTGAGGGGAAAAAAGACTTTTCTTTAGAGGCTCCATACATTCAAACACAAGCACATGCCGAAAGGCTTATGGACTGGCTAACAAAGAAAATAATGAAACCGAGAAAGTCTGTTGGCCTAAGAATGTTTGCGATGCCCACCTTGCAGCTAGGGGATATCGCTCAAATTCAATACTTAAATAAGAATAATTTTAATGAGCTTTCAGATCCTTCTCGTAAGTTTGTTGTTTACAGCATTGACTACGCAAGGGATAGCGGTGGGCCATCTATGACAGTTTACTTAAGCGAGGTAGCATAATGCCTTTTGATCGCAACGGGGTATATATTCCACCAGAAACTATGGACAACGAAACATATGGATTCCGTGAGGAGCCAGCCGTCGAGCCCGTTCCAGACGTTCCTCAATACAGAAGACCAGATGATGTATATAGAGGCGTAGAATCTGCAACCCCTGATCTAATTTTGTTTGACGACAACTCTTTGCCAGTAGACATTATGACAGAACTTCTGTTTGAAAACGTCGGGGGACAAGAGCTGATAAGCCTAGTTCGTAATGACATTATTAATGGTCAAGATATTAGGTATAACATTATTGCTAATCTTGGACTGCTAAATCAAGAGTATAACCCTAGAAATATATTTCGTATCTCTGGTACCCTGAATGATTTCTTTGAAAACTTTGCTATTTCATTGTCCGAAAAGGTTCCCGAAAAAGGCACAGGCCCTGCATTATTCTACGTTGGTGCAGAGGGTACAAACGGGTGCACGGGGTTTCCCGTTCTTAATAGATACGACGACACATTAATCCAATGTTTTGATAGCCTTGTCGCTGCTCAGCAAGCAATCAACAATGACTTAGCACCGTATAGAGATATTGTATATAGCAGTGACACAACTGGAGACATTGTTGTTGATGTAGTTAATTTAAAAAATAATGAGTTAGTCGAAATAGAAGTTATAACTTCTTTAGACCTAGAGAATGATACAATATATTAGGAGTTCTTATGATTACTAATGATGGCAGAAACATCTTATCCAAATACCTTGTCGGGCAGGCACAGGCCTACGCCTCGTATATTGCTATTGGGGTTGGGCCCAAACCGCTAGCTGTGGGAGAGCCGTTCCCTGATTTTTCTACTCAAAAAAATCTAGACTTTGAGGTATTAAGAATGCCAATTAGTTCAAGGGGTTATGTTTACGACGAGGCTGGTAACCCTCAAATTGTTTTTGCCGCAGAGATTCCAACCGATCAGCGTTATGAAATTAGCGAAGTTGGCATTTATCCTGGAAGGAACAATCCTGTAGCTGGAACACTAGACAGCAAGGTAGTTTATACATTTTCTGAGTCTGAAAACTGGGAGTACCACACGGAAAATCAAGCAACAAATATTCAGACCATTGTAGAGCCACTTAATGGTGAACAAGCAGGCGGGGTTATTAATCCAACAGATGATCAGGGCAATGATATTTCCGTATTTAGAACAAATTCCAACAATACTGTTTTCAGTGGTCCAATTAGGCAGACGTTGCAGGAGCCACCTCGATTCCTAAATAGAGCATTGTTTTTAAGGGGCGACATGTCTCATCTTATTAACAATCCCACAACTAGCAGACTGGAAATTTTTACAGGAGACGCAAACTATAACGCATCTCACATTCACTATAACGGAATTAGTCTAAACTTGGACGCTAACTCTTCAGAAGATGAGCTAAGGCTAGCATTTTCCTTGCTTAGCAAAGATGAGACCCAGGCCGAGGATCCACAGGTATTAAAAATGCTCATTGAGTTTTCTGAAGCAGACATTCCCGATCCAGCTAATGTTGCAAAATTTGAAATTGATTTTACTCAGGGGTCAGACGGCATTGACTTTGCGTCGAATAGATACTTTGTTGTAAAGAAAAAACTAAGCGAGCTGATTAGGAGTCCTGGTTTTACCTGGAATGCCGTAAACTCTGTTAGAATTTATGCTACTGTTTTAGAGTTTGGAAGCTCTACACCATCAGAAAATTTTTACATTTCTTTAGATGGGTTTAGGTTTGAAAATACAACATCAGAGAGTCCCCTCTACGGTTTAACGGGGTATTCTTTGGTAAAAACTGGCAACGGGTATCCAGTTATTAAAGAGGCCAATACAGCGAACCTGATCGAGTTTAGGTTTGGATTGGACGTTGTTTAATGACTACACAAGGACCTCAGAAAGCCATTCTTACAGAAGATCAGCTGCCATCAATTCGAGTATTTGAAGATGGAACTACAGGTTACGATGTGCGGTATCGTATCGTTTCAGAAGACAGAAACAGATTTTCTGCCTACTCTCCTATTTTTCGTGTTATTGCAAATTATGAATACGTAAGGCCACCAGGAACCACCCTTTCTGATATTGAAATCTTAACAGCAGGCCCTTACGTTAATTTGGTTTGGGACCCAATTACGATTAAAGATAGGGTAACGGGAAGTATAATTAAGCAGGCAGTTGAGTACGATGTTTTTTTGAAATGGGGTAAAGGAGAAACAAACCCAGAGCCAGTTTGGATTTACGAAGAGGCAATTGAAGGAACTCAAATTGGTTTTAGATATCCTACGCAATATGAGCTAACGGATGGAACAGTTTTGCAAGATAAGCCAAACCGCCTTTCTGCGGAAATTTACGTCAGAGCTGCTAATCCAAGCAGAAGCCATACTCCGTTGCTTGTTTATAAGCTAGACAATCAAACAGTTTAATGCTATAATGTAATAGGAGAATATATGTCAAGAGTACCAGTACCTAAACGAGGCCAGCCATTAGATCTGCTGTATATTTATCAGCTTGCAGAAGCTGTAAATGAATTAGCCAATGAGCTAACCCCCTCGCAAAGCAGGTATACCAGTATCGATACCGTTTCTGCGGGTACGCAAAATATCAGAACGTCTGACGCCAGAGTTGTTGGCGGTTACCTTGTAGTGAATAATAATACTAGTACATCTCCTGGCTCAGAAACTGCATTTTCTTATAACTTTCAAGACTTTGCTTATGTCCCAGTTATTACTGCTACGCCAATCCTTATCGGAGACGCAGCAACAGAATCTGGAAAAGATGTAACCGTTATTTTGACAAAAATTACAACCAACAGAGTAGAAGGAATTGTTCGTTTTAATACTATTGGTGTTGCTAGCGTAGGAGTTAATCTGCTCGCTGTTGGCATTCCAGTATAGGAGATTTAGGTGGATAGAGAGGCATACAATTCTGCACCAGCCATTTCTGGCAACAAGAGTGTTTGGTTTCTTAACGGTGATCTGGTTCGCAAGCATCATCTAAGCAGGGCAAACGGAATTATGTCCCTGTACAATATCAACAAGGATAGGCTTGAAAGCTGCTTCCTCTCTGATTTTAAAAAGAATAGAGAGAGGGCATTCACCGTTAAAGAAACTGCACAGCTTGTAAATCGTCATCGTAAATACTTGCCAAGACTAATGGAAGCTGGTAAGATACCTTATCCAGTAGGTGCAAGCAAAGATGGGAAGACGGGTTTTAGAATCAGGGCGTACTACTCTGAGTCTATGGTTCATGAGATCAGAGACATCTTGGCATCTTTTCACACGGGGAGACCAAGAAAAGACGGACTAATAACAAACGATTCAACTCCAACAAAACAAGAGTTGACAAGAAGGATGGGTGATGGTATCCTTACTTATGTGAAGACACCAGATGGTGACTTTGTTCCGACTTGGACAGAGTCTATTTAGAGAGGGTATGAGAAATGGAAAACAACGAGACAAAGGTTAATGTAGCACTAGGCTACACTCTTAATCTTGGAAACTTTCAGTCGTTGCGTATTGATATCGGAGTAGAGGACAGTCTTCGAAAAGATGAGCACGTCGATGAAGCCTTTAACAGAGTGTATGGCTTTGTTGAGCAAAAACTAGTAGACAAGATTCAGGAAGCTAAGACGGAAGTAGGAGAGTAGTGGCACAACGCAAAGACCGAATGGCTTTGCTCAGTCGCTACGCTAAACTACATACCGCACGTTATGAGTCTAGGCCTGAGCATAACCTAAACAAAGAACAGTGGGCAGCAGACAACCTTATTGAGTCCTACACTCTTGGTGGCTGTTACGATCTTTTAGAATATTATTTCGACACTGCTGCTGGACCCAACTGGCATTATTTTGCTTATAATGCAGACAACATTGTGCAAGCTAAGGCACAGCTAGAACAAGACAATAAAGAGCGAGCAGAGCGTCGCAAGATGGCTAAGGAGTGGTTGAGTGAATAATACAGAGGCAAAAGTTTTATCTGCTGTCTTAGAAGACAAGCAGGTGCATGTTCTTCTGCAGGCAAACGTAGATGGAATTATGAGAACTCACGGAGATATTTGGGAGTTTATTCGTAATTACTATGAACAAAACGGAATTGCCCCACCATCCTCTTTGGTTGTGGATAAGTTTAGAGACTTCTCTCCAGTAGAAAATGTTGGATCAACAAAGCATCACCTAGATGAGTTGCAGGCAGAATATCTAAACGACAGCCTTAAAGACATCCTTCGTGAGGCTGCTACGGATGTACAGATTGGCAAGGGCGGAGAGGTATTAGAAAACCTTATCACAAAGACTTCTGAGCTAAAGAAGAACACGTCTGCAATTAGAGACATTGACGCGACTGACTTAGATGCCGCTGTTGCATACTTTCAACAACTTAAAGAGCAACAGGAAGCGGGTGCCATTGGCATTAAGACAGGCCTGCCAGGCTTTGACAACTATCTACCTTCTGGAATTATGCCAGGACAGCTAGGTGTATTCCTTGCATATCCTGGTATTGGTAAGTCTTGGCTATCTCTTTACTTTGCTGTACAGGCCTGGAAGCAGGGCAGGTCGCCAATGATTGTTAGCCTTGAGATGTCCGAGACAGAAGTCCGCAATCGTACCTTTGCTATTATGGGTGAGGGAATTTGGTCGCACCGCAAACTCAGCAACGGCGAGGTAGACCTTAACGACCTAAAGCGTTGGCACCAGAACAAAATTCAGGGCAAGCCAGAGTTTAAGATTATCTCTAATGACACTGGTGGAGACATTACGCCATCTGTGCTACGAGGAAAGATTGATCAATACAAGCCAGACTTCGTAATCGTTGACTACCTGCAGCTCATGAGCCCTAATCAGAAATCAGACAACGAGACGGTACGTATGAAAAACCTTTCTCGTGAGCTAAAGCTTATGGCCATTGCTGAAGAGGTTCCCATCATTGCAATCTCCTCAGCGACTCCAGATGACGTTACAAAGCTAGAGACGGTTCCAACCCTAGGTCAGACTGCCTGGTCCCGTCAGATCGCATATGACGCCGACTGGGTGCTAGCTCTGGGACGTGGTAGCAATAGCGATGTAATCGAATGCGTATTTCGTAAAAACCGTAATGGATTTATGGGAGAGTTCATGGTCCAGGTTGACTTCGACAAAGGCTGGTATAAATACAAGGATCTTGAAGATATGTAGTTATAATATAAGCATGGAAAAGATTTATCATAAACCTATTAAAAGATTTGGCTTAGAGGGTAAAATCCATGACGACGCAGATCTGATAAGATTAAAGAAGGAATATCTAAAGCTTGTCTTGTTGCAAATGAGGCTCGCTGGATACGTGCCAAAATTTGATATTGACATGGACTACACATTAGACTATAATTATCAGAAGAACTATTTTGAATTTGAACTATCAATTTACGGAGTATACGTAGGGAAGAAAAAGAGCAAGTGGATACTAGGAATAAACAAAAACCAAGTACTGTATTATCAGCAGAGCAAACTAAGAGAATCCTTGTCGGTGTCGGAGTCGACATCGAGGGAGAGGTAGATACAGACTATATCATTTTCTGCCCCTATCACGGTAATCACCGTACTCCAGCAGGGGAAATTGATAAAACCAGGGGTACTTTTTATTGCTTCTCTTGTCATACTATTGCAGACATTCACGAATTTATTATGCATGTATCTAAGCGTAGCTACTTTGAGGCAGCTAGGTACATCAAAAGCAAAGAGCAGGGCGGCAGTATTGCTCAGGAAATTGGCGAAAAGCTAGTCGAAAAACCAGACTACGTACCTTTTGACGAGCTTCTTATTCAAAGATTGAATAAGCAAGGTCTAGATTCTGCTAGGGCAATGACTTATTACAACGGTCGCAGGATTACAGAAGATTCTGTTCGTAAGTTTAGCTTGGGTTACTCAGAAAATCGTGACATGGTTACTATCCCTGTGCATTCTCCAGACGGTATTCCCGTAGGCTTTGTAGGTCGATCTATCGAGGGTAAGGAGTTTAAAAACACACCAAAACTCCCCAAAGCTAAAACATTGTTTAATCTGCACAGGGTAAAAACATCAAACAAGATTTATGTGGTAGAATCTTCTTTTGATGCAATTAGGCTTGATCAGGTGGGTATGCCAGCAGTCGCAACTCTGGGGTCTAATGTATCAAACTTTCAAATAGAACTTCTTCGTAAGTATTTTAATAACATTCTTGTTATTGCAGATAATGACGAAGCAGGCGGCAACATGAAGGAGAGAATAGTTGAAAAGCTAGGGTCTCGTGTTTCCGTAATACAACTGGATAACAAATATAAAGACATTGGCGAGATGGATGATGAAGCTATAACATCGTTAGAGTATAGTTTTGACAAATCTATTGCTGCCATGCTAAACTAAAACACACAACAAATAAGGAGAAAAAATATGAGCGTAACTAAGGGACTTGCAAATATTAATGCCCTGCTCGACAAGCCAAAATATGATGAGAACAAGCCAAAGGTACGCTGGCTAAAGCTAGCTGACGGACAGGCTGTCAAGATCCGCTTCATGGAAGAGCTTGACGAAGACTCGCCCAACTACAATGCAGACCGAGGTCTTGCAATGGTAGTTAAAGAGCACACTAATCCAAAAGACTTTCGTCGTCGTGCGGTAGACACTATGGAAACCGAAGGCCGTGACTGGGCCGAGGAAATGCACCGCAAGGATCCTAAGGCTGGCTGGAGAGGTCGCCTACGATTCTACTGCAATGTCATTGTAGATGACGGTCTTGAGGACCCCTACGTAGCCATTTGGTCTATGGGTGTCAGCAAGATGTCGGTATTTAACACTGTGCGTGAGTATGCTATTGAAACAGGAAGTGTTTCAAATCTAGAATGGAAGCTCAAGAGAAGCGGTATGGGGACTGAGACCAGTTACACCCTAATCCCATCTTCTCCTGACACAGAGCCATACGAGTGGGGCAACTTTGAGCCCTACCCAATCGAAATGGCTCTTAACAAAATCCCGTATGCTGAGCAGGAAGCGTTTTACCTTGGGTTTGACCAGCCTGCAGCCAGTGCCACCTCGTCCAACATCGACTGGTAAGCACTAAATATGGCATACGTTGGCTTGCATGTACACACTCACTACTCACTCTTTGATGGAATCGCCACCCCTCAGGAGTATGTAGATAGAGCAGCTGAACTGGGTATGAACGCTTTAGCGATTACAGACCACGGTTCTCTTTCTGGACACAGGGAGATGTATAGAGCTGCAGTGGAAAAGGGCATCAAGCCAATACTTGGCGTGGAGGGCTATATAACCGAAGATAGGTTCGATCAGAGAGATCGGGACAGTAGAGAAGGGCCTTTAGACCTTGTCTACAACCATATAGTCCTCCTAGCCAAGAACCAAAAAGGTCTCGAAAACCTTAACAAGCTTAATGAGGTTGCTTGGACAGAAGGATATTACAAAAAGCCACGCATTGACTATGAAGTTCTAGAAAAGTACAAAGAAGGCATCATTGTTCTTTCTGGTTGTCTTAGTGGTGCAATTGCTAAAGCTATTGAAGCTGGAGAGCTTGCCGAGGCTAAGAAGTACATTGAGTGGCACCACAAAGTTTTTGGCGATGACTATTACATTGAGGTAATGCCTCACAACCCCGCAGAAATGAATCACCAACTCTTGGCTCTTGCTGATGAGTTTGGCATTAAGGCTGTTGCTACTCCAGACTGCCACCACGCACACACGGGGCAGAAAGAAATACAAGAACTTAAACTAATTCTTAATACATACAGCAACAAGATTCAAAAAGATGCTACGTACGAGAAGTCCAAGAAGCATGACAATCTTAAAGACAGGCTAAATTATCTTTACGGAGAGCGTGATATTAGCTTCGACAACTTTGACATTCACCTACTGTCTGACGAAGAGATGCGAGCACAGATGGGTGCTCAGGGCATCGACAGAGAAGATATTTACCAGCACTCTATAGAGATTGCAGACAAAGTAGCAGAGTATAAAATTCAGGATCACCTAGACCTTCTTCCAGCTCAGTATCAAAACCCTAATCAAGAGCTTGCCAGTCTAGCCGTGGAGGGTCTTAAGGCACGGGGTATCTATAAAGCCGAAGGTTATATGGAACGACTCGAAGAAGAAATGGCTGTTATTGAAGAAAAGAACTTTGCTCCATACTTTCTAGTTGTTCGTAATATGATTAACTGGGCCAAGAAACAAGGCATTGTGGTTGGTCCAGGTCGTGGATCTTCTGCAGGCTCCCTGCTGTGCTATACGCTAGGCATCACTGATATTGATCCCATTGAGCATGGACTTCTGTTCTTCCGCTTTATCAATCCAGAACGTAATGACTTCCCAGATATTGATACTGATATTCAGGATACCCGTCGTGAAGAGGTAAAAGATTATTTAGTTAGACAGTATCGTCACGTTGCTTCTATTGCTACATTCTTGCAATTTAAAGATAAGGGTGTAGTCAGAGATATTGCACGAGTTCTTCATATACCACTTACAGACGTAAACAAAGTACTCAAGATGGTCGATACCTGGGACGAATACTGCACCTCTAAGCAGACTGCATGGTTTAGGGAAAAGTATCCAGAGGTTCTAGAATACGGTGAGCAGCTTCGTGGTCGCATTCGTGGTACTGGTATTCACGCTGCTGGCGTTGTTACATCTAAGGAGCCCATCTTCCGACACGCACCAATGGAGACCCGCAACTCTCCAGGATCTGGTGAGCGTATCCCAGTTGTGGCGGTAGACATGGAAGAGGCAGAACGTATTGGGTTAATTAAAATTGATGCCCTAGGCCTAAAAACTCTTAGCGTTCTTAAAGACATCTTAAACATTGTTAAGGATAGATATGGCAAAGACATTGACCTTCTAGACATTGACATGGACAATCCTGATGTATACAAAATGTTATCGGATGGATTTACCAAGGGCGTATTTCAGTGTGAAGCCACACCATACACCAACCTGCTAATTAAGATGGGGGTAAAGAACTTTGCAGAGCTAGCAGCTTCTAACGCTCTGGTTCGACCTGGTGCAATGAACACAATTGGTAAAGACTACATTGAGCGTAAGCACGGTAGACAGGGCATTACCTATCACCACGATGTCATGAAAGACTTCACCTCTGAAACTTTTGGGTGCATCCTTTATCAGGAGCAGGTCATGCAGGCCTGTGTGAATCTCGGCGGCATGTCTATGGTCGAAGCTGATAAGGTTCGTAAGATTATTGGTAAGAAAAAAGATGCTAAAGAGTTCGATGTTTTTAAGGATAAGTTTGTATCGGGTGCTTCACAATATATGACACCCAATGCAGCTAAAGAATTGTGGCACGACTTCGAGGCTCACGCGGGGTACTCGTTTAACAAGTCACACGCTGTAGCCTACTCTACGCTATCCTATTGGACAGCATGGCTAAAGTATCACTACCCACTTGAGTTTATGTTTGCATTGCTTAAGAATGAGAAAGACAAGGATACTCGCACAGATTATCTGATCGAGGCTAAGCGTATGAATATTCCTATTCGTTTGCCACATGTCAATGATTCTGACATGGACTTTAAGATTGA